TCAAGTAATAGTTTAGTGGTGCTTCTGGTAGTTTTTGTTTTTCGTTCATAATTATCCTTCAAACTCTTTTAATTGATTAAACTCGTCTTTAGTCATATTGATAACCATAACTTTTATTGGCATATAAGGAGTTCTGCCATCTAAACAATCACCAACATACTCAAGTGCTTCCTCTTTAGTTTCAAACACAATGTTAGAAACAGTGTCATCTACAACTCTATAAAACTTTTGGTAGTCTTCTATCTCACCCCTTACTGTTGGTTTGTTGTCTGTTTGTTTTTTCATTTCTCCTCCTTTTGTAGGGCTCTAATAAGTCTGTCTCCAAAGTTTCTCTGCCCATCGTGGTATAGACCTATTTCTCCACCTAGCCCAATTGTATAATATTTCTTCTTTTTTTGTTCCTGTTTTTTATTTGTCATGTTTTCTTTTATCCTTGGGTATAACATAAACGGTCTGGTCAAACGTCTTTGTCGTCCCACTATCGTCTTTATACCCTACACCAAATTGGTGTTTTTTTATTAGTCTTGTGTAATTATCCAAACAGTTATCAAGTTGCTTTTTAAGTTTTTTTTGTTTTTTTCTCTCCTTTTCTTTTCGTTGAATCAACGCTTCCTCGACAATATCCCAAATATGATCAAAATCTATTTCACATCCCTTACACGGTTGTTTGTTGCTGCAGGGGTTTAGGTCGAGATATGCTTGAAAGGCTCTTTGTTTAAGTTTTTTGTTTTTCCTCATATCTTTATTTATTGGGCTTGGATTAGATTAAAACTTAAAATCACTATTCTTAAAAAACCTTCCAATCCAAGGTAATTTTATTGCTCCCGCTGTTTTAACCATAAATATTCTTTGCTCTTTGCTCAATTTTAGAAAATCGTCTCCTACTGCCTGCAACAATCTTATAAATTTTTTTTCTCTTTTTTTCTCATATATCTTTATTCTTCGGCATTATCTTCAAAAGCTCATGAGAAAAAAGATAAAAGATTTCGTTTAGTTTATTTTTTTTCATTTATTCACTTCTTCAATTATATTGAAATTCCTACCAGTAAAATTCCAACCATTGAAATCACCGCTATTAAAATCCCAACCAATAAAATTCCAGCTATTAAAACCATTAAAATTCCTATTAGTAAAATTAAATCTTTGATCATCATTTTCTAAATACAAGTTTCGATACTCAACATTTCTTATCTCGTCTCTTGTAGGTTCAAACTCAATACGGATATCCTCATCAGGAACAATTAAGTCCTTGTCCTTATTTACAAGTTTGGCTAGTTCTTCACTGTTTTTTATGATTATCATTTTTCTGGTGCTTTCTTTATTGCCTCATTAATAAGTTTTCTGATAACCGCACTAAGCCTTCCTTCAAACCCAACAAGGGCTATCTTTTTAATATATTGATATTGCTCTTCTGTAAGCGAAATTGTAAGTCGTCTATCCTTGTTCATAATTCACAATGTATCACCAATGATAACATGTGTCAAGTATCAGTTTGAAGCTCATTTAATATACTTTTCCCTGTACCTTTTTTCAGTCATAGCCGTTACACTTCCCTGTTCCCACACAAGTATTTGGCTTGGAGGCCTAAAGCCTTGTGGCGTTGGGGGTATCTGATTACTGTTATGGCCTATTATCATGCCGTCATACATTTCTTCGTCTGTCAAATCCTCAAAAAATGGGTCAATACTAAAATGCGCTGGAAGCTCCTGGCCTCTGAAGTGCTGGATTTTTATTTCCCCTTTGAAATTATCGGGTTGGCTTCTTTCCTTCATAAACGGTTATAACGGCCACTGGTGTAATTGTAGTGGTGTGTACCTCTGTTTCAAGCCCGCTTAATCCTCTGGTGTATATAACCCGTGAGCCTTGAGGGAACTTGTCTTTGGGGACATGGCCAGCATAATAATCAATGTTTTTATTGAGTGCCCCAGCCTTGCTTCTGGTTTCACCTAACCAAATGGGTTCACTCTCCTTCATCGGGTAATTCTCCATCTGGTGGCAGGTTTTCCTCCCCATATATAAACACAGGATAATTGCCTGTAAAATTAAAATACATTTCATGGTCAATAGAAGCCGAAAAACCGTTCTTATTAACACGTTCAGCCTCAGCTTCAATTTTCGTAAGTATCTCGTCACACATGGGGTCAATCCCGTGTTCAAGGACAAGCTCACGGCCTAACTCATGGCTTCTTTTTGCCAATTCTCCCCACAGGCGTTTTTTATATTCGCCTTCAATATCGGCAACCTTACAGTCCCAATCAACTTCACGTTCTGTCATAAACCCCATTTTTCATGCGCAGAAAGTATATCGAAATCTACATCTACTCTTTTTTTGTCACCATAAAGCATTATAGAGGCTCCATACATTTGTTCTGGCAACATTCCCACAAAACCCTCCCTTTGCCCATATCCGTCGGTTGGTTTATACGCCCCAGCTGAAATATGGGTAATCACATCGGCACGGCCAAATTTTCTAATTGTTTCTTGAGATACTTGTTTTTTGTGAGTATGAAAATTTATATATATATCAGCATCTTGCAATTCAAATCTCGCTTCTCTATAGGTGGGGTGGTTTTTATTATACATACTGTAACCACGGGCTTTATGTTGAACTACCAGCTTATAGTCAATCTCTCCACAATGAATTAATACCTCACCAACCCCTTTAATATATGGAGCACCAGACAATTCTGTAAAAACAGCATAAGGGTCTCCACCCGTACGCATTTGCCATTTTGAGTCGTGTTCTCCCGATACTCCTATAATAATCTTGCCCCTTAACGCTTGAAAAATTGCCCACATAGTTTGTTGTTGCTCCGTTAAACTGGCAGCTTGCTCGCCTCCACCTTCTCCGCCCCAGTGAATACCATCAACTAAATCAGCACCTAAAATAACCAGACTGTTGGGAGTGTTGCGAATGACCTCCAGCTCTTGCCTGACTCTATCGTGGTGTGTTTCTTGGTTCCACAGATGGAGATCGCCCCACATACTAATAATTGAGTTAGGTTGAATTGTAACTTCTACAAAATTTTCTGACTGTGGAGATAACTCTTTATATTGCTTGGATACTTTACTAGCAATAGCCAAATGTTCATCTGCATCACGGGGTAATTTAGATGAGGAATTGTATATAATAGCTGGCAGTTCACCTCTAAATGCTAAATCACGACGTATTTGCTCGGTAGATCGAAAACTTCCGTCTGGATAATATAAACCACTGTTGTTAGAAATACGCTCTGCCAATTTTTATCTCCTTTCGTTTAAATTTGGCTTCTTTGAGGAGGACAGTAACCCTTTCATAATTTGTATTAGACTTCTTTTTATCTGGGAAAGGATTTTTTTCTGGACTCATCTATTTCTTTTTTGTGCAAATCAAACCAACTATTTCTTTTTAGATACAAAAGCGGGGAATTCCACATGCTTTAGTTATAAATGATATATAATTTCATATAATAAAGAAGTGGAAGAATGTCAAATATTGCAAGATGCAAAAATTTTAGAGTTAGAAAATAAGCGTGTTAATTCAACGATACAATTATTTGTCTATAATTTCACCTTCTAAAATTTCATCAAGTTCAGCTTCTTCTTCTTTTAGCTTTTTAAGATCATTGTCTAAATCCCGATGGCTTTTCCCCATCAAATCAGCATTTACCCGTAAAGATGAAGATTGCATTTTAGTAGCAGGATACCTGTCTTTAAGTTTAAGCACCATATCAAGCCCCCTGGCTGCATCAGATAAGCTTGTACGATCTGATTGAAGCCCCCTGGTAACTAGTATCCTTAGATCACGGGCAATTGCCTCATCACTGAACCCCCCCTTATCCAGAAGGTTATTAATGTATTTTTGTACTCGATCACGGGATAACACCTCATATACATATTTAGTCTTAACAGCATGGCTATTCTTGTAAGCGATAGCAGCAGCTTTCTTAGCAGCCTTACTCATCTCATAGCCTTTATTCAAATATCTTATATATTCTCTACTAAAAACTTCTTCCTTAAGAGTAACTCCTGTTTTTGGATTAACTGAAATTGGTGTTCCTTTTTCTATTGGCATAGACAATTAAATCCTTTCTTTTACATGGTATCACAGTTAAAACAAGTAAAAAACTCTTATTTTTCCTTTGGGTAACAAACACAAAACCATTACAATACCAATACTCGGTTTTAAACTGATCTGCTCCATATTTAGTCAGTTTTTCAAAGCGCCTCTGTGAGCTTTTAAACTTGCAGTGAGTGGCAGATTCAAACAAGGTTCTTGCCTGGTCATACTCCAAGCCCCGATCAGTGCATCTTTTTTTTGCATGGTGTGTAAACTGATAAGCCATTATTTCTTGATTGCGTGAATTGTAGAATTTCCAACTATCATACATTCCCCGCTTTTAAATTGAATAATAGATTGATGTTTCCTTAATTCTTTACTCATTTTGGTTTCATAGTAGATTTGAGCCTGTTTGAGAGTTTTAAAATATCTTCCAATCAAGGCGCCTTTCTTAACTTTAATAGTTTCATTTTTCATTTCCCTTTATACAATCGCCAGAATTTCCAATAAAAAAGTCTAAGCTTAGGTACATTTCCTTCATAGTCTTTACAAAACTCATAAGCACTATTTAGATACTTCCTGTGCTTTTCATTATAGATCCTAAAATGCCTTACCAGGTTGGGCAGCTCTTTCTTGTCCCCAGAGTATTCCTTCCAGACTTTGAAAGCAAAGGCTTGCCACTCATGTTTTAAAGCATTTTTTTTTGGCTCAAATCTCCTCTCGCCCAGGAGTTCTGCCATGCTCATCATATTCTTCTTTGATTTTATCATTGTAGATATCATTATGTAATTTTTTTAATATTCCTTTTTTTTAATTTTGGTTTACCAACGACTATTGTGAATTTAAAGTGGTAACAAAGCCCGCTTCTGCACTTAGGGCATTTAATATCTTTCATAATGTGGGGGCGATGGGGGTGATTAGATTCTTCAAAAGTTAATGAAGTTCCTTCTGGATAATAATCAACTATCCCGCCAACTGTAGCTTCTACTTGAGCAAAGTTAATGATAATGTCCTCCCTGTGGCAGTTAGCGCAGATGACAGGCTCATACCAGTTATCAATTTTATAAGGAGGGATTAATTGCTCAAGCTTCTCCTCAATCATGTATTTAGTAAATTCCTTTCTACTCATAGCACTTGTTTGACAGGCTCCCAAGGGAAATCAATTAATTGATAATTCTTACCAGTGAACTTGCTTTTAAATTCTTCTTTCATGGAGTTGGTTAAATACCCCTTCAACGATCTTGATGGGAAGCGCCTCGAATCTCCTTGAAATTCAATAATCAGATCCTCGTGTTTTTTAATGCAGTCCTGCACAATGTAATCTCTTACACTGGCGTGGCCCAACCACAATTTTTTAACTTTTACTATCATAAATTTAATTTTGTTAAATAAAAATCATCTGGCGAATTTCCTCTTAAAAGCCAGGTGGTCTTTTCTCCTCGGATATACACTATGTAATAATCCCTCTTGTGAGATACATTTAAAATCCCCTCAATATCTTCTTGACCTACATCAATCCAATTGTATTTATGTTTTTTTAAATCCCCGCCAAACCAAACTCTGTTTTTCTTTTTCTCGTCAATCCAGAACTTAATTTGGCTGACTTTGCTTTTCATATTCATTGATATATTTTCCAAGGTAAGTGATAAAATTCGGGTTAGCGATAATTTGCTTTATATCCATACTATTCATCTGCCAGCCATATTTTTTAGCAATAGAGGCTAAAAAGCGAATCGCAAATAAAACTCTTTTGTATTCGTTTTGATCAATTGTCATTCCTACCATCTTATAAAAGGTTCTACCATTTGTCAATGGGTATTTAATTTTTCTCTCATTGAGGGTTTAAAAGTCGTTGTCTTAGGATTGTCAAATCCAAATCTACATCCCCAACATTTTTTAAAAGAAGGTGAACGAAGCTGCCTCCCGCATTTTTCGCACCTCCAAGTTCGATACTCATCCCAGCTGACTATTTTTATATGATCTTGGGATTTTTGATCAAGTTCAGGGACTAGCTCGCCAACAAATTCAATGAAGCGGTTATAGTGATTCCAAATATAGTGAGCCAGTTCCAGGGCGTCATCTTTAAATTCAGGGCGTTTTTCGGCAAGTAAAACTTTATCGATAAATTCATCCAGAAATTTTTTTCTTGAGAAGCGTTTATATTTTTTTGAATCGTAAAAGTCAATTATTTCTTTCTTAACATTAATTTTGAAAATTTTTTTCGTCATCGTATATTTTTAAACACAACAAGGTATCCCCCCTTAAACCCCCCTCCTTGGAAATCAGTACTTCATCCCCAAGTCGGTTGCCAGTTTAGCAAGCGAGGCTTATCTCTTTCTCTTATCAGGTTTAGTACCACCGCTAACAAGTTTTTAAAAACGATCAGGACTTGGAAAATCCTCACCTGTATCGCCTTATCTTGCCTATCTTCAACGAGTCGGGAAACGGCTTGTTTCACTCTCAGATAGATGCGGTTCCGTAGGTCGCTAACTGAATAGCTGCTCTATCCCGAAATTAAGCCTTAAAGGCTTAAAGGGTTGGAGGAGCAGTTTGCTGGAAACCAGCTCAATAGGTGGTGATAAGATACTTATTGAAGTTCTCCAACCCTTTCAGCTTTTAAAACTTTTGCTTTTTGTTTTTTACGAGCTTTTTTTTCAGATTTACTATAGTGCTTTATTATAATGTCTTTTCCATCAGAATAACAAAGATTGCAAACTTTTAACCCATGCTGACATTTCATTAGATATACTCCATATGAGCTTTCTTCAAAAGTTGTTGGATTAAGTTTTCTATATTTTTTTGCACTGCGCCCACAGATATGACAGGTATTTGACATTTGCCATTTTTTTTCTTGAAGTACTTGAAATGCATTTAGGGCTTTACTTTTTGTTTTCGGTTGTTCTATACTATAAGTGGGTTTCATAACCAAACTATAAACCAGTCTTTATAGTTTTGTCAATAGGGGCAAAGAAGTGTTGGGCAGGCACTTCAATGCCCCTTTGACATTTTTACAAGATTTAAGGATTATTTATGCTATGGCAGCAATAAAACTTAATTTATCTTCAATGGGAGATTCTTTTAGAAATTTTTTAACTTCACTTTTAGGGGAAAAAATTATTGTAATAGAGGTTGGTAAGCCAACCCAGGAATTTTCTCCAGAAGAATATGAAGAATATAAAAAGAAAAGAAATGACCAAAAAGAGCCTATCCCCTCCCCTACTCCAAAGGATCAATCTGGCGTTGAGCTTGCCCAAGTAGAAAATGAGGAAGGGGAAAATGATCCTTTTTCTGGATTTAGAACTACAAAAGTTCCAGAAGATTTTAGGGAAGCAATTTTGGCTGCTGCAAAAAAATATGATGTTGACCCCAATCTTTTAGCAGCAGGGCTTTTTCAGGAAAGTAGTTTTAACCGAATGGCTACTAATAAGGGTGTTACAAAAGAAGGAAAACCTTTTGTTGCAAGAGGACCAGCTCAAATTGTTGATATTTATAATCCAGATGTTACTCCAGAACAGGCTTTTGATATACCATATTCTGCTGAATATTATGCTAAAGGATTAGATGAAAGAAGGGAAAAGTTTGGTGGAGATTTGTCTAGGGCTTTAGCTGGTCATTTTGTCGGACCAGGAGGAGCTTCGGTTAAGGGTTCAGAGCCTTTTGGGGGAGGTCCACAGGGGCAAACTTATATAAATAATGTTGCTCGCAATTTAACTTATGATCTTATTAAAGATTTAGGTCTAAAAGTTTCTCCATCGCTTCTTGAAGAATATGGACTTTAATTGACTAACTAATTGAATTGCACCATAATAGAAATGGTATGACAAACAGTATGCAACTTAAAAAATCTCCTGTTTTTATTGATTCAGAAAAATATAAAAAAAAGCTAAAAGATGAAGAAAACCGCTTTAAACTTGAGATGATGGGGCATGACAATGAAAGTAAATCCATAAGCTTCATTAATGAAAATAACGAGCAGATTCTTTTAGAAGAAGCGGAGATTGAATACAAGGGAAAAGAAAAACTTAAAAAGTCGAGGCGTGGCAGGAAATTTAATTATTATGTTAGGCTTGCTCAGCACTCTATTGAGATGATTGCCAAGTATTCGGATCTGCCAAAGTACTTTAAATGGGGAGTTTATCCGACAAGTGAAGGTGTAGTTTTTTGGTTAAGAACTTTTGATGAAAAGCCATTTGTAAAGGCAATCAAACCAATCGGGGATCCTCACATAGATCTTATTGGCGGAGTTTATACCTGTATAAGAGAACTTGAGAATACTGCAATAAGGGAAAGAGATAAGCTTAAAGTCGTGCCAGTTGAGGATGATACTAAACTTAGAAGAACAAAATCAGGAATTATTTTGCCATGAAAAAAAGAGGAAGAAAAAAAGGTCAGCCATATATCAAGACAGAGTATGTAAAAAAACGAAAAGTACAGGAGATTATTGAAAGAAGAAAAGTCCTGCGGGAAAAGAAAAGACAGGCGTGCCTCAAAAACTTTTTTCTTTTTAATAAGTATGTGATGCAGTGGCCAGATCTTTCTGAGCCTTTGCACCATGAGATGTGCGACTTCATCCAGTTTTCCAAGAAAAATAAAAAGCTAATGTTGGTTGCCAGAGGTCATCTGAAAAGCTCGGTGATTACTGTCAGCTATGCTCTTTGGAGAATTGCTCAAAATCCAGAAATTAGAATATTTATCGCTAATGCTACTTATAATATGGCGGTTTCGTTTTTAAGCCAAATCAAGTCTGTTATTCAGAAAAATGAGATTTATAGAGATCTCTTTGGAGAATTTGATGTTGGTGCAGAAAAGTGGAGCAACGATATGATTAAGGTTGGGACAACTTCTTTTAAAGCCAAGGAATCGACAGTAACAGCTTATGGTATGGGAGGGAACCTGGTTGGTCAGCACTATGATTTAATTATTATGGATGATGTGGTTGCCAGGGAGAATATTGGAACTAAGGAACAGAGGGATAAAACACTTCTTTTTTACAAAGATGCACTTGATCTTTTAGATCCTGGAGGCGAAGTAATTATTATTGGCTGTTTTATTGCGGGAACAAAAATTTTGATGGCAGATGGGACTTGGAAGAATATTGAGAATGTAAATGCGGGAGAAATGGTTAAAACTAGAAAAGGAGATAAAATTGTAACTACTAATATTTTACAGGGGGTATCTGATGTTTACGAATTAAGGACAAATAATGGAAAAATAGTTGGGACTAAAAACCACCCATTTTTAAAAAAAGGGAAGTGGGTAAAAATGGAAGATTTGAAAAAAGGAAACAAAATTTCTTTTTATTCAGGTAAAAAAGACGGCAGGAAAGATATTTCAAAAGAAATGGCTTGGGCATTGGGATACATGGTTGGAGATGGTTGGGTTACTCTGCATCCAAATTCAAAAGGTAGTATGAGATATGTTGTCGGCATAGCAAGGGGTATTTATAAAGACAGGAACGAAAAAATAAAAAATATATTTGAGAAAAATTTTGGATGTAAATTCCAAATTAAAAGAAAAAATTGGCATACAACTTGTGCTGAATTGGGCAGGTGGCTTTTAGAAAACGGACTAGAGAGGGGAGCTAAAAATAAAAAAGTGCCTGATTTTATATTTGAACAAGATTTAGAAAGGAGGGTAAGTTTTATAAAAGGATTTCTTGATGCAGATGGCTGGGAGGATAAAGGAAAATATAATGTAAAAAGTTTTTGCTATGAAGTTACAAGTAAAGAATTGGCTGAAGGAATAAGACTTCTTGCAATTATTTCTGGTTTAAGGGTAAATAATATTTATTCGAGGAAAAGATTGATTAAAGCTCCAAATTCAAAGGAAGAGTTGATATCAAATACTTATCATTGCCGATTATACTTTGGTGAACCTACAAAAGAAGTTTTTGTTCGTTCAATTAAAAAAGTCGGTAAACAGGAGGTTTATGATTTGTCAGTTGAAGGCGAGCATAGCTTTATCGCAGAGGGATTTATAGTTCATAACACGACCTGGCATCAGTACGATCTTTATAACTGGATTATGGATGAGGATAGTAAAGTGATCTCAGACTTTGACATTTTCGTTAAACCAGCTTATCAAGGAAATTGGGGAGATGGTATTATCTCGTTCCCTGAAAAGTTTAGTTGGAAGCACCTGGAAGAGTTAAAAAGGCAGAAGGGTCCATCAGAATTCGCAGCTCAATACCTTCTTAATCCAGTTCCAGAAGAATCGGCAATATTTAAAAGGCATTATTTTAAAGAATATGAAGATTGGGAAATAAGAGGTAAGCACCTTAATAGGTTTATGGCAGTTGATCCTGCAATCAGTGAGGAGAAGTCAGCAGACTACAGTGCAATCGTTGTTGTCGGGGTTGATGAATTTGATAATTGGTATATTTTAGATATTTTTGCAGAACGATGTGGAGTTGAAAGATTAATTGGTGAGATTTTTCATTATGCAAATAAACATAGACCAATTGAAATTGCACTTGAAATGGAAGCGTATGCTAAATCTTTACAGTACTTTATGAGCGAGGAAATGAAGCGTAGAGGCCAATTCTTACCGATAACAGAGGTTCGTTCTACCAGAGTTGGAAATGATAAGGAATACAGGATTAAAGCACTTGAGCCAAGATATTTTAATGGATTTATTTATCACAATAAACACGATCCGAAAACCAGAGATCTTGAGGAACAACTGACAAGTTTCCCTAAGCAGAGAAATGACGATATTATGGATGCTTTGGCTTACATAAACCAAATTGCTTTCTCACCGAGGAAGGCGAGGGATAGGGCAAATAGAAGGCAAAAATATTTATATAATAAAACTTAAATGGCAGAAGCGAAAATCAGATCAAAATACAAACCAAATGGAGCGGAAAAAGATGCACTCAAAAGAGTTTACAACCGCTATGAGGAAATGAAAAACGCTCCTTCCCGTACCCGATTTTCAAAAGATTGGGATCGCTGGGAGAAGGCTTGGGAGGCCTATAGAATCCCGATGAGCGATGATGATTGGCAAAGCAACATCGTTCCACCCCTTACTACTTCTATTATTGAGGCAATAGTCGCAGAGATGGTCAGGCAAAGAATTAGACCTTTGATTGCCCCTCGTGGAGTTGAGGATCAGCCCAGGGCCAGAGTTATGAATCATACTGTAGATTACACTTGTGATATTGGTTATTTTGATGACGAGCTTGAAAATGTATTTCGTGATTCATTAAAGCTTGGGACTGCTGTAACCCAGGAATATATGTTTACTCTCATTCGGGATGTGAGATTTGCGAAGGCATTAAAACAAACAGTTGAGGACAAGAAAAAACAGGAATTTTTTGATACCAAAAAGCTGGTCGAGTTTGATGATCCTTTTATGGAGAATGTCAAATTGACTGAGTTTTTTGTAGATGAAACAGCAAGATCTTTCAGGGTCGGGCCTTATCAAGCAAGAGATGCAATAAGGCGCTTCATAATGAATAAAGATAGTTTTAAACAGTTTTTTCGAGGAATCTGGAATCCATTGGATAATGTTAAATATGTCAAAGGCGGAGAGGGCGATGGGTATTATGAATTTTACACTCCTCCTAACGGAATAAGGCACGAAGATGAGGTTGAAGTTTTGTGGTATTGGAGCAAGATCCCAGATGATGCTTTGATTATTGTTGCCAATGACGTGGTTTTGAATATGGGGCCGAACCCATACAACCATAAACAGCTTCCATTTGCTCGTGCGGTTGATATTAAAAGAACTCATCAGTTTTATGGCAAGGGTGAGGCTGAACTTCTTGATTCAATCCAGGATGAATTAACATTAACTCGCAGGATGAGGCTTGATAGGATGCACCTTTCTCTTGATCAGATGTTTTTGCTTAGTGAGAGAGTTGATTTTGACGATGAGGAATTAATTGTTAGACCGCATGGTGGTATAAGAGTGCCAGATGTGGATAGGGATATTAAACCGCTTACTTACAATGATACTCCCCGAAGCGCATATCTTGAGGAGGATAGATTGAAAGAGGATGCAGTCAGGGTTACTGGAATGGATGACAGGCTTCAAAGTGTTGATGTTAAAAGTGGAACTGCAACCGAGGCAGCGATCTTAAAAGAATCAACCCTTAAAAGGGTAAATATGAAACTTGAGAATATTAAAAGAAGTTTCATTATTGAGTGGGGACAGCTTCGTGTTGCCAATATTTTACAATATTATACTCAGCCTAAGCTTGAGGCAATTTTGGGAGATAAGTTTACGGCAGATTACAAAGCACGGGTCGGTGAGGCACAAAGAGCGGGGACTTATAGAAAAATTAATGGTCAGGAATATGAGCTTAAATATCCAAATATCAGAATAAGAGATAAGGAGATATTGAGAACTAAAAGAGGACTTGAGGAAAAAAATGCAAAAGGGTTTACTTTCTTTGAAGCAAGACCAGAAGATCTTATACCCGTTTATGGAATGTATGATGTGCAGTATGAAGCTGGAGCCGAACTTCCTGTTTCTAAACCTCTGCTTCGTCAGGAATTAAATAATCTTTGGGATAGAATCGGGCCCTTAGCGCTTCAAGGAATCGGAGGATATTCTGCTGGAAAGATTATGGATATGATAGTTGATGCTTATGGTAAGGATCCAGATGAATTGAAAGTTGATGAAGAAAGCGGATTTGAGGGTACAAAAGCAAAAGCAATTCTTTTGGCAATTGAGGAAAATAAACTTATAAAACAGGGACAAAATATTCCGCCAACTCAATATGCCCCCCCAGCACACACTGAAATTCATATGGCTGAATTTGAAGGCGGGGATTATCCTTACGGATCTGATAGGTTTTTAATAATGACAAGGCATATCCAAGGTGAGGTCATGGCGCAGCAATCAAGAGGAATGGCGGTTAGAGGAGTGCCTGGGGAAGCTGCGCCTGGTGGAGTTGCACCTGGAAGGAGGCCAGGCGCATCTGAACTTGGACTTGAGGAAGCAATACCTGGGAGAATTGAGGGTGGAGAAAATGTTGCTGAAAAGTTACCTGTTCCAAGGGGAGGGCCTCAGATGATCAGAAAAGGCGCACAAAAAATAGCACAGCTCTTTGGAGTGAAGTAGCACCGCTTGACAAAAGGTGAAAATAAATATATCATAAATTATGGCTATAAAAAAAAAGGTAAAATCCGCTTATATTGAAAGAGTAGTCAGAACTTTAAATGATAGGCATTTAAAAAGTTTTTTGAATATCTACAATTCTCAGGAGTTTGATGATTTGAAACAAGTGGTTGAAAATATTAAGTACAATACCATGGTTTCTTTCTTTCAGTTAGACCATCTTCGTGAACCTAAGTATTTGGCTCAAGAAGGGGCTTTTGCTAAGGGAACTATCTTTGGCCTTAAAACATTAATAAGGATCATCGAGGCTATACCAGAGGAGGTGGACAGGCGTGAAAGCAAACCAAAACGAAGCAAGTAAAATTTTTAAAAGAATCATTGAAAGTATCAGAACCTTTTTAAAAATTAAGGGTACTCCTTCTATAAAGAAAATAAATTTGAAAACCGAAGATGATGATCCTTTTGACGGGATACCCCTACCAACAAGAAAATGGGAATAAATTATGCCGTTCACTAAACGAGGAAAATTTTATTATCATAAAGGCAGGAAGTACACTAAAAAGCAGGTGAGGGCTTATTATGCCTCTAAGGGTACTTTTTCAAAAGCTAAAAAGCGTAAGAAAAAGAGATAACTTGACAAAAGGTAGATACTTATGACTATAATAGAAGCAAGGTAAACCGAAAGGCCCTTAAAATTATTATGCCAGATCCAATAGATCCAACTAAAAACAATCCTCCAGCAGGTGATAATCCTCCAAAAGATCCAAACCAGGGAGGTAGTGATTCAGGTGGTGGTGATGAAAATCCTTTTAAATCTTTGATGGAGAAGAAAGGTTTTAAATCCGAAGCGGATATTATTAAATCTTACGAGGAACTTGAAAGCAATAATACAAAACTTGCTCAAGAGCGTGATCAATACCAAAAGTACTATCCTTATGCGTTGGCCTTCTCTAGTTATTTGAAGTCTGATGAGGAAGCGATGAAACGTTACAAGAAATGGTCAGAGGGACAAGACGATGATGGTGGGGATGATGATAGAGCTGGTAAAGGTGAGGGTGAAGGTGGTGAGCCTTCAAAAGATGATGCAGCTAGAAAAGATATTGGTGAACTTCTTGGAATTGAGAGGGATCGGGTTGTAGGAACTTTTGATCAGAAGTATGGGTTAAGTCAGCTTAAAAGTGAGGATTATAACAGGATTGCTGGTGAAATGGGTTCGACTTTGAGGAGTTGGGGGATTGACCTTAGAAATCCAACGACTCAAATGCTTAAAAGGTTGCCTCGTGCTTTGGAAGATGCTTATGCTTTGGTTAAAATGCAGGATGCAAAGGCTGAGGGTAAGCTTGAGGGTTTTCTTCAGGCAAGTCAGGATCAAAAGGGAAGGATACCACCTATCCCATCAAGAGCTTTGGATGTTAATCCAGATGATATAACTGAAGAATCTCTTTCTAATAAGGAAAGAGAAGTCGCTCAAAAGATGGGACTTACTCCTAAAAAGTACGCAGAACGCAAAAAAGAAATCCTTGAAAGCGCCTCAAAAGAGTAAAAGACTTGACATTTAAAATTTCTTTGTTTATCTATTAATTAGAGTGAGTTTTAGAAAATACTTGACATTTCTGAAAGCAACTCTCATAAGTTAATTAAATATGGCATTATCTAGTGGAACAAAAGGATTCTATTTTAGAAAGAATATGGAAGGTGGAAATGCACATCCTCCTCTATTAGATTTGATTATTGATGATACCCAAACAATTACTATTGGAGATGCTATTACGCTTTCGTCTGGGTATGCTCAACCAGCAGGGACTAATGGGAGGGTAGTTGGTATTGCTCAGGCGATTGTTGATAAGGATGGGCTTCCAGTACATGGGTTTAATTCTCATGCAGATCAAGATGGAACGGTAACTGGAGATGACACTTATGTTTCAGCTTCCGATAATACGACAGATAAACAGGTTAAAGTTAGGGTAATGCTCGCAAGACCGAATGATCTTTATTACAACGATGCAGACGCCTCTTTAGCTCAGGCAAATATTGGTTCTTATTTTGATATGAACTCTGGTGCAGATGAGATTGATGTAGCAACGGCAGGTGCGACTGGGGTTTGGCAATTGGTTGAAATAGATCCAGACAATGATTCTGATGCAAGTAAGGGTTTGTTCAGGATTGCAGAACCTTATTTCAAGATGGCATAGTTTGACATTTTGAAATAAGTTGTTAATAAATAAACTAACATGGCAGGTAAAACACATTTTTCAGATTTCCTAGAACCAGGATTAAGGGAGATTTATTTTGATGAATATCGTACTCTCCCTCAGCAATATGACAAGATCATAGAGGTTTTGGATTCTTCAAAACAGGATGAAACCGATTCTGGTATTTCAGGATTTGGTTATTTTCGTCAGTCATCTGATGGAAATCCTTTGCAATATGAGGATCCAGTACAGCTTTATGATGTAACTTATACTCATTTGACTTGGAAACTTGGATTTAAAGTTACCAAAGAAATGTATGACGATGATCAATACAATACGATCAATAGGCTTCCCAAACTTTTGGCTCGTGCAGCTCAAAGAACTCTTGAGAATCAGGCAGCAACTATATTCAGAAGGGCATTTGACACTAGTTATCCTGGTGGTGATGGTAAACCCTTAATGTCTACTGGACATTTGCGAGCTGATGGAGGTTCAAGCCAGTCTAATGCTTCTGCAACTGGTATAGCTTTGAATGACGATAATCTTGAAACTGCATTAATTGCTCTTTCAGAACAACTTGATCATAAGGGGATGCTTACAGGTACAATGGCAACTGATATTTTAGTACCACCTGATTTGAAGAAAGAAGCAAGAATTTTGGTTGAATCTCCGATGAGGCCAGAATCAGCAGATAATGATATCAATGTCTATAAAGGTGAAATGAATGTAATCTCTTGGCCTTGGATTGGTGGAGCTGCACAAAACGGGTCCCGAACATGGTGGTTCTTAATGGATAAGACCTATCATAGATTGAAAATGTACTTTAGAGAACGACCAAACTTTGAGAATGATTCTACTTTTGATACTGATGAAGCACTCTTTAAAGGCAGAATGAGATTCTCCGTAGGATTCAGCGATTGGTATGGGACCTGGGGCAGTAAGGGCGACGGTTTAGCATACTCCAGCTAAGAAAGGCAACTTCAAGCTAAGGCTCGAAGGAGCCTTTTTTTTTGGTCTAAAAGACTTGACATAATTGTTAGGCTTTAGCATACAAGAAATATATGGGAGCAACTCATTTTAGGAAATTAGCTGGATTAGTTAGATCCGATTCTCGACCTTCTTCACCCCAGACTGGTGAACTTAGGTGGGATGATACTAATAAGGTTTGGGAAGTCTATGATGCTTCCGTTTGGCGTGGGGTTGGTTTTTCAACGTCGACTACAACGAGTACTTCAACTTCGTCAACCAGTTCTAGCACAAGTTCTAGTACAAGTTCGACTACTAGTACATCAAGTAGCACAAGTTCTAGCACAAGTTCTAGTACAAGTTCGACAACGACATCGACAAGTTCGACAACCACATCTAGTTCGACATCTAGTTCGACCAGTACATCAAGTAGCACAAGTTCGACAACGACAAGTTCAAGTACATCAACCAGTACAACGACAGTATAAGCTTGACATTGTTACTAGTGTTGATTACACAATAGATATAATATGGCAAGAAGTAGTGGAACACATTTTAAAAAGCTCGCAGGTCTTATCAGGACCGAATCAAGACCGACAGCTCCTCGTAATGGAGAAATGAGGTTAAATTTGACAAATAACGTTCTGGAAGTGTACTCTACTAGTAGCAGTGCATGGTATGGAATTGCATTAACCACCTCCACCAGTTCTTCAACCAGCACTACAACGAGTGCTTAAAAGATGATTTATTTACATAACCCAGAGATCGGAGGATCCGACATAATTGACTATGTTGTAGGCGAACCAGGCCGAAGCAGAAGATATAACTTCAAGAAAGGTGAAACTTGGGGCTTTGAAGATGAGGTTGCCCATTACTTCATAAGAGTTTTTGGTGTTAGAGGCGGAGAGCAACATGGTTTAATGGAGGGCTTTTTGGAAATAGTTGATCCTCAAAAAGTTACTACATCTGAGCCAGTTAAAGCAGAAATAAAAGAAATTGAAAAAGATGGAAAAATTCTTTATGAATGTAGTATTTGTGGTTATACTCACAGAAAGAAAATAGGCGTTTCGTCGCATGCCAGAATAAAACACGCAGACGAATTAACAAAAACCAAAGTTGATAATTTTAAAATCCAAGAAGGCGATGCGGTTGTACCTCCAGAAGAAATTGATAGACTAAGGCGTGCAAGGCAGGAAATAACTAGCATGAAACCTAAAAGATCATTAGCTGATTTGAGGCCAAAAAGTGAGGATGAGATCGGCTACAGACAGCCAGACAGAAGGCTTGACTTTAATGATAGTGGTATGAATACTAATCCTCAAATGGCCAGACACTTTTATGGGCCAGGTTTAGAGGAGGATACAGAAGTATGAAAACAGTATTTCCGCCAGCAACAAGAGTAGTTTCAGGAACATCAGATGGATCTCTTTATTCTGGTGCAGGTTTAATTACGACCATAGGAGTTGATCCAGAAGGAGGAGCTTGTGAGATTACAGTAAGGGATGGAGATGCTTCTGGTTCGCTTCTTTGGAATATGTCCACCGCAGCTGATGGCGAATACAGGGGTCAATCTTTTAAGGGTATCGGATTTAATAAGGGCATCTACCTTCAAGTTTCTGGCACAGGTAGAGGCTTAGTAGAATTTATCAAAAAAGTCTAAACCAGCTCCCACTTGCCTCCATACAAGACTATTATGCAAGGCGGAATTAAGAAAACTAAAGTTTGTATTGATTGTGGTATTGATGTTACTCCAAAAAGCAAGAGATGCCGTTTATGTTGGTTTAAAGTTAAGAAGGCTCCTTGGTTGAAAAAATATCGGTTTGAAAAAGGACACATTCCTTGGTTAAAAGGCAAAAGTGTTCAAACTAATACTGGTAAAACTCATTTTAAGAAAGGGCATAAGTTGAATTTTGGTAAAAAGAGGCCCGATATGTCTATAGCACAGAAAGGAAAAAGACTTCCTGCTTTGGCATATACTAATTCTCAAAAAAGGTTAAAAGAGTTGGGTTATCCAAACAGAACAGGAAAAAAACATTTATTAGAAACTAAGAAGAAAATTTCTGAAAGTAGAAAAGGTAAGGCAATTGGCAGAAAAAATGTAAATTGGAAAGGCGGGGTTACTTCAATTAAATCTTTAGTTAGGAATTTACCAGAGTATAGTGAATGGAGAAATGGTGTTTTTGAAAGAGATAATTATACTTGTTATAAATGTGGTAAAAGGGGTGTGTATCTCGAAGCTGATCATTATCCTGTTTTATTTGCTAAACTTTTACAAGAAACCATTAATTTATATGGTAAAAATATTGAAAAAATAAGGAAATATGAGCCGTTGTGGGATATAAATAATGGAAGGACTGTTTGTAAAAAAGATCATAAAAGGGTTTTTGCGGGAAATCAATACATGGGAGGAATTTATTTATGAGAACAAAAGTTTCGATAAATACAACTTTTAATCAGTTTGATCCCGCATATTCCTTAATTAATGTTGTGGAAGATCAGATTAGGATGCTTCGTTTTGCTGGATACTCTCCAGTCGTTTTGGTTCAAGAGGGATTTAAGCCAGAAGGAGAATTTAAGAATGTAGAGCTTCGGGAATTGCCTTCAGTCAGAGTTTATAACGAAGTTAAGGTGGATGATACTTTTGAGGAAGATCAAGAAGCGCTTTATAAAGCGATGAAAAAATATCTTGAAGATATTAAAGTAGTTATTACTCACGATTGGATTTATCAGCCAGATGCTCTTAAGCACCAGGTTGCAGCAAGACGTATAGCCAAAGAGGATTCAGGTAAACGCTGGCTTCATTGGATTCATTCTGCGACTACTCCGTTCATACTTGCAACCCAGAGAGGTGGAGGCAATAAGTTTATGGATATGATTCACGAGGAATGGCCTAATAGCTATATTTGTTTTCCTAATTCTTATTCTATTCCAAGGGTTGCCAGTCATTACAATGTTTCTGAGGATAGGGTAAAAACTGTTCATCATCCTACGGATATCCCTTCATTTTTTGGTTTTGACGAAACCGAGTTTAAATTTTGGAGAGAGAAAAAATTATGGCTTGCAGATGCGATAGCGGTTGCCCCAGCCAGGCTTGACAGGGGTAAACAGATTGAGTGGGTAATCAAGATTATGGCTGCACTTAAACACGAAGGTCAGCAGGTTAGGGTAATTGTGGTAGACTTTCATTCAACTGGAGGTGATAAGGTTAATTATCGGGAGGAGCTTAAACAAATTGGAATTGATTGGGGATTAAATCCCCTTGAGCTTTCTTTCACTTCTGAGTTTTCAGATAAGTGGGGAACGAGAGTACCCAGAAAAACAGTAGATAATTTCTTTGCAGTATCAAATGTTTTTATCCTTCCATCGAGAAGCGAAACATATTCTCTAGTTGCACAAGAGGCAGCGCTTCGGGGTAATTTGCTTGTGTTAAATAAAGACTTCCCTCCATTCAGGGATATTTATGGGCCTTCCGCTTTGTATCATCCTTTTTCAAGTAACATCGACAAGATGACTGGTATGGATGGTGAAACTACAACCTCATATACTTCGGAGCGGGATTTTGCAATAGAGGTTGCAAGAGAAATTAAATATCATTTAGAGAACGATTTTGCTCTTAAAATGAGGACAAAGTTAAGGAAAGAAAGAACTGTCGAAGCTGTTGCTCAGAATGAATTTATACCGATAATTGAGGGTATATGAGAGATGACGCTGTAGTTATAGGGGGAAAAGGCACTGTAGGAAGGGCGACACGAAAGGCTTTAAATATTAAATATTATTTCGATAAAAAGGGTTCAAATATTAGCCTTAATGAAGCTCATCATAAGTGTCTTTTTGTTTTTATATGCCTACCTACTCCTGTAGTTGAGGGTGAATATAAAACCGAAGAAATAACTGGAATTGTCAGGCAGATGGCAAGTATGGGCAGTCGTAATATTTTTGTGATCCGCTCTACAGTTGCTCCAGGATACGGCAAATGGCTTCACAGTAAATTTGGAGTTCCAGTTGTTAGTCATCCAGAGTTTGGGAATGAGGACAGTATGCTTGATGACATGAAGAATCCAGACTTAGTTGTTTTGGGTGCAGATGCAGATTCTTATTGGGCGCTTGAGCGTGTCAGAAATAAATTTTATGCAGATATTGATTCATCAAAACTGATTTCAACTGATAACTCTACAGCAGAACAGATTAAAGTAACTCTCAATGCGTTTTATACAATGAAGGTTATTTTTGCCAATGAAGTTTATGATAATTGTGAGAGGACAATGGCTAATTATGAGCTTGTTAAGTATGCTCTTGAACATAACCGCTACGGAAGCAAAAATCATTTTGATATTTTTCATAAAGGCGGAAGGGGAGCAGGGGGTCGTTGCCTTCGTAAGGACTTTGAGTTTTTTTCAAACTTTACCAATTCGGAACTGTTTAAAGTTGCAAATAGAATTAATATAAAGTTATTAGAAAGTACAAACAAAAAATGAATAAGTTTTCTGTAATTCTCCCAGTTTATAACAGAGCGCATTTTTTGCCTCGTGCTATTAATTCACTCCTTACCCAGACTTATGGAGAATGGGAGCTGATTGTTGTTGATGATGGATCGACTGATAATATTGATGATGTGATGAAATTTTATAATACTGATGATAGGATTTTTTATATCAAACAAACTGGTCATTTTGAACGTGTTAGAGCGCAAAATTTGGGTTTTAAACTTGCTACTGGTAATTGGCAGACTTGGCTTGATAGTGATGATGTTTTTCTCCCTACTTACTTTGAAACAGTAAATGCAGCAATTTATAAATATGGGGATTTTGATGTGTGTAATTTTGGGGCAATTGTAATTCACGATGATTACAATGTTTCGATAAGACCAACATTCAAGCCTGAAAGAACGGAAACAGGCCATGTGGCTTTTGGAAGCGGAGATATTGGGGCTGGATCTTTTGTGTATAAGACTGAGGTTTGGAATAACCTTAAGTATTTTGGTGATACTCATTTCCCAGAAGTTAATAATCCTTATGAATTTGCTGATGCAGCCAAGGAGAAATTTCCTGAGCTAATACAATTTTTTGGAGAAAGAGAATTGGGAAATCCTTGGGGAAACGATGCATTGGCGTTTTTTATGCTTACTAGAAATCACTATTCTCGGCCATTGGATACGGCACTTTATGTGCAATTAGGTAAGAATATTAAACAATGGCCTTAATACCAGTTTCTAAACCTCAATATGATGTACGAGATGAGAAGCTTCTTAAAGAAGTGGTATCTTCTGGTAATTGGGTTCGGGGAGGAAATTTTGTCAGGATTTTAGAATATGAGTTTGCTCAATATGTGGGTGCTAAATATGCAATAGCGGTTTCTTCTTGGCCTATTGCGCTTTATCTGGTTTTGAAAAATATCTATATGCGAAGCCAGGTGTTAAAGATTCCTACCTGTACTTATGTTGGAATTGTTAATGCAGTAAAGCAGGCTAATTGCAGGTATCAGCTTATTGATGAGATTTTTGTTGGTAAACCATACCAGATTGCCCCTCTTACTATTTGGGATAGTTCATATGAGATCAAAAAAAATCAGGGTTTTTCCAGTGCTGTTTATTCTTTTTATCCCACAAGGCAAATTGCTTCTTTTGATGGGGGAATGATTACCACCAATATAAAAGATTCTGCTATTTGGTTTAGGCGGGCTAGAATGGGAGGAAGAAAAGACAATGTTTATAGTTGGGATTATGATGTTGAATTTGCTGGTTATAGGGCAGAAATGACAGAAGTACAAGCAGCGCTTGCACTTTCTCAATTAAGAAAAATTGAAGAGAATGATGAAAAGAGGCGCAATATTGTCAGAAAATACAATGAGAGGTTGGGAGAAAAAAATAGCAGTTTGACAATATTTCCAATTTTAGTTCAGGATAGAGAAGGATTTATTGAATTTGCAAGACAACGTGGATTTGAAGTATCTGTGCATTTTAAACCCCTCCATTGGTTAAAAGCTTACAAAATTCTTAGATACAGATATCCTTTTCCAAAGTCAGATGAATGGGGTAAACGTGAGGTGAGTTTGCCTCTATTTCCTGATATGACAGAAGAAAATATTGACACTGTATGTAATGCAGTATTAGACTGGAAGGAGAAAGAAAATGCAAAAAATTGATATTGTTATTACTGCGTGGCTTAGGGAGAATATGTCTAGGTGGTGTATTGAAGCTATTAAAAAAAATACTACTACTCCATATAGGTTGATTGTTATTGATAATGATTCTGATAGATTTACCAGAGAATTCTTTTTAGAAAATGCTCATGTTTATGTTAAGTTAGACAGAAATCGAGGATTGGAATATGCCAAATGGCTTGGGATGCAGTTTGTAGAGAGTGATTTGTTTGTTTCTACGGATAATGATATTTTGGTTTACAAATACGATGAAAAGGATTGGTTACAAAGATTGATTGATTTAATGAATAAATATCCTGAATATGGCGCTATTGCTCCTAGGCCACAAGTATTAGTTGGTACAAGCATGGAAATGTTTAATACTGATAAAGAAATTGTTGATTTTGGTCATGTGCCAGGATATGCAAGAATAATGCGTACAGAATGGGTAAGAGAGGTTGGGGCTTGGAATGATAAAAGACCGCTTCGAGGGCATGAAGAATTATGGATTGGAGAAAAATTTAAGGATAAAGGTTATAAAATGGCTTGGGCAAAAGACATTGAATGTTATCATCTCTTTGGGGATGATGAACATGATGGATGGGGTTATGCTAAAAATATTTCTCCAGAAAATCATGGACATAATGAAGTTTCTTCGCTTCCTAAAAATGATCCCAAATTAATATTTAAAAAAACTGGGATTAAGATATGAGTGAAAGAATATATGTTGATGAGGAGCGCTGGGATGATGGTCCAAGTAGAGCGCATTTGTTCCGCTACTATGTGGCGAGAGGTTTTATCGAGTCTACAGATCGGATAAATGATTTTGCTTGCGGTTGCGGATATGGCAGTGCCATTTTAGCAAGAGTAGCAAAACAAGTTGTTGGTTTTGATTATGAACCAGAGGCAATTAGACATGCTCAAGAAACTCACGATGCTGAGAATATAATTTTTGGAATTTCCGATTTTAATACTGAACGATCTTTTCCTGAATGTGATGTTACTGTTTCTATTGAAACAATTGAACACTTAAAAGATCCTGTCCGATTTGCAAAACTTATTAAAGAATCTACCAAAAGATTGATATTTTTAACTACTCCGATAATTCCCACAAAGCACGAAAATCCACACCATTTACAAGATTTTACTCCTGGGCAGATTGAGGCTTTATTTATAGATGATCAGTGGAAGCCCTTTCACTCATACGCTCAGGGGGCGCATGGAGGATCGGCTTATGGAGGATTTATATTTTATAGAAATAATGGAAGCGTCTAAAATTTGGGAACTCGTTAAAGATCAGAAATGGCAAACCGAAGAAAATATCTCGGATCTTGTTGCTTTGGCAAAAAATATCTCAGATGTTAATGGCATTATTGTTGATATCGGTATAGGTGGTGCAACTAGCGCTTGTGCTTTAGCTCTTGCTTCTGGGTGTCCAGTCTATAGCATTGGTGAGCAGGTCGCTCCAATTGCAGTTAATACTGTTATTAGGCTTGGTCTTGAAGGAAGAGTGTTTTTTTGTGCTGGGGAATCTGATAATGTTTGGAAGAATTGGGATCGGCTTGTAAATTTAGTTTTTATTGATGGGCTGCACACTTATGATGCTGTAACAAGTGATGCAGAGAAGTGGAGTGATTGGATTAAACTTGGAGGGATTTTAGCTTTCCACGATTATGATCTTTACAGAAATACAGTTGGTAAGGCTATTGATGAATTTTATGAAAAACACAAAGAGGATTATAAACCCCTTAAAACTGGTTTTAATATTAAAGCATTTCAAAAAATATGAAGATGCTTCCGATTGAAAAATATCGAGCTGGTAGGCTTGGAATAAGCGGATTTATTGGTATAATTCTAAAAAATTAATTTTTGGCACTCTTTGATGATAAGTGCTAATTAAAAAAATGAAACTTTATATAGTCGATCACTTAGGAGATCACAGAACAACACAGCAAATAGAAAACTGGTTTTCGTCAAAAGGCCATGAAGTAAAGTGGACACGCTATTGGGAACCAGAATGGGGAAAGTGGTGCGACACTTGTTTGTTTGCCTGGACTGAGGGGATGCTTCAAAGAGCGCTTGATCCAAGTATCCCTGAAAATAAAGGCGAAGATATTTTAAAAGATAAAAGAGTTGTTACTTACTTGATGGATATTGAAATGTGGGCGCAGCAATTCAATGGAACTCCTTGGGACAAGGTTGATGGATTGGCATATTGCAGTCAGTATATTTATGATGTTTTTGTTAAAGAGGCAGGACTTACTAATAATGTTGAAGTTGCCCATATTCCTCTTTCTTACAATATGGATGATTGGACTTTCAGAGATAACAGAAATCCTGGTGGTAGAAATATTGCAGTGATTGGTCATATGTGGGCAGCTAAGGGAGTACAAATGCTTCCTGAGTTTTTATATCGGTTGATAAAACAAACCAATGATTCAAGTTGGAAAGTTTTTGTGCAAGGGGAATGGCGACACGATGTTTGGCGCTGGTTTAATCATTATGTCAGAAACCAATTAAAGGATTTAGGGTTGGAAGAAAATGTAATAATTACTGAGGATAAAGTTCCGTCAATTGATACTTGGCTGGAGGATAAAGATTATTTGATTACTTTTTCGATGAAAGACGCTTTTTCTTTGATTGTTGGAGAAGCTCTTGCAAAAGGGATCCCTGCATATCCTCATAATTTTCCAGGAGCGCAAGATATTTGGGGGGACTATACATGGAAAACAATTGATGGTTTAATTTATACAATGCTTAATCGACCAAAACCTGCAAACGATCACCGCTTTTTTGTTGCGTCAAGATATTCAAATGAAGAAATTATGCCTAAATGGGAAGCTTTATTGAGGCTAACGACCTCATAAAATCAATTCTAAGGGGTGTCTAAAACAAAAGATAATATATGAATCAAAGATTTATAGTTCGCAGCGATGATCTGGATCCAAGAATTACTTTGGAGGATTTAAAACCCATCCATGAGAAATTTTTGCGGGCAAATATTCCTTTTACTATTGCTGTTAATAATGCGATGAATGAGCTTCGGGAGTTTCGACCAGAAGTAATTGACTATGTAAATAATACTTCGGGGTGGGATATACAACTACATGGCTGGCATCACGATGCTTACTTTCCAATGCGTTGGCCAGATGTTTATGTGAATCTTGTTGCAAATATTCACGACACAAAGAGGGATTTTAAAAATGCGGATCCGAAAGTTTTTTACCCTCCTTGGAATGAAGGAAGCGAAACTGTCGAAAAAGTTTGCAAAAAGCTGGGGCTTAGAATGGATACATCTGGTATCCATATGCGTTATTGGTTTAAATGGAAAAGGAGGGACAGTAATGTTTTGTTTTTTCATTGGTGGGATAAAAGCGATATTGAAATTTTGGATGATGTACTAAAGGAGGTAAAAAACTATTATGGGGATACCATATATTGATCCAGTAAAAAATACAAAAGGCAGGGAGTACATTAATCGTATTGTAATTCCAAGGTTTGCTGAAAGATTTAAAGATCAGGATTTGGTTATTAATGTTGGCAAGCATAGGCTTTGGGATTATTCTTCTTTCTTTAACAGACCAGACAAGTTTGTAGAATATAAAAGCCTGGATATTGCAGAGGGTGAAGAACCAGATATTGTTGATAATATTTTAGCCTCCACCTTACCAGACAACTATTGTGAGGGTGTAATTTATGTGGGGATGGATTGGGATATTGATAACAACGAACAAGCCTTAAAAGAGATCAGAAGAATCTTAAAGCCAGGAGGCTCGGTTGCGATTAGCTTAGCAGCACCAGGAGATACCAGAGGTGGAAAAGTTTGGACTTTTAATGAAGCCTTAGAGATGGTAAGAAAAGAATTTTTGATTGACGAGATCCATATTGCTTATGGGCCAATTCAGCCTGGAGCACCACTTTACAGTGAGGGAGATCCGATTGCTTGGTTTTTTGTAGCTAGAAAAACAACCTCTTGACAAATGGGTGGGTTATTCCTTATATTAAAAGGAAATGAAAGTTTTTCTTACGGGTATTTCAGGATTTGTGGCAAGCCATATTGCCCAAAGGCTTATTAAAGAAGGTTATGAAGTTTCAGGTCTTATCAGACATTCTTCAAACAGACCATCGGTTTTGAGTGAATTAGAAAATGGCGGTGTTAGGATATATCGAGGAGATCTTTTTGATTACTATGGACTTATTAATATTTTAAAAGAAGCACAACCCGATATAGTTTGCCATCTCGGTGCTATTACTCCAGTAAGCTATTCTTTTAATCATCCAATTGAAGTCAATGAAGTTAATTTTATAGGCACGATGAAGTTGGTTGAGGCGGTTAAGGCAACGACTACTCATCTTCAAAAGTTTATTTTTTCAAGCTCAATGGAGGTCTATGGCAAACAATCCGAACATCAGGCTTTTACAGAAGATCTTGAACCTCATCCTCTAGCTCCTTATGCAGTGAGCAAATATGCAGCAGAAAAATATCTTGAATTACAAGCCAGAGTTTATGATTTTCCTGTTATGTCTTTCAGACAAACTAATGCTTATGGCAGAAAACATAATGATTATTTTGTAGTTGAAGCATTTATTACAAAGATTCTTAAAGCTCAAAGAGGTTATATTGATATTGGTAGAAAAGAACCAATCCGTAATTTTATCTATATTGACGATCTTGTTGATCTTTGGATGAAAGCAATAACTCTTGATCAGCAAAAATTTAATGATGTAGCACGAGGACAAGTATTTAATACTGGTCCTGACAATGGACTTACAATTGGAGAGCTTTATGAAAAGATTGCTCAGAAGCTTAATTGGCAGGGAAGGCCGAATTGGAACTCAATTGAAATGCGTGCAGGAGAAGTGTTTTATCTAAATTCAAGCGGTGAAAAAGCTCAGGAAGTATTTAATTGGAAACCAAGATATACACTAGATGAAGGGCTTGACCTTACTATCGATTTTTGGAAAAGAAAATTAAATGGATAATAACGATCAAAACTTACAAAAAAATGCAGTAGTAACCAATCAGGGCAAAACTGATTTACCAGAAGCAGTGCAACCTCAAACCCCAGAGGAAGCAAAGACTGACGTATGGGGTACACCAATTAATGAAAATCAAACTCCAGTACCAGCCTCCGAACCTCTTGAATACGAACAGCCATTTCTTGCTCGCAGTGTAGCGACTGGAGATAAGGTGTTTTTGATTTTCAAAGATGAAAGGCGTTGGATTACTTCTCCAGAAGCTTTGGCAGGTTTGGGATATCAATTTGGGGATGAGCATGAAATTAAATACAATCAGTTGACTTCATATAAAGAGGGTGAGGCGATTGGGGTGGATGATGTAAAATCGTTAAGGGAAGAATTGGGGAATAAGTCGTTAAGTACCCCTAATGATCCTAAATCCGAACCAGTTGAACAACCTGAGATTGTAGCTCAAGAGTCAGAACAATTGCCTATTAAAACAGAAGATTTTAAAGTAGCGGAAGAAATAGATGACAATTTGAGAAAAGAAAATTATTATTATGAAGTACGAGGAGAAAAACCAGAAGCTATTTTTGTTATTCCCATAATTAGGCCAGATTATATCAAGCGATACCTTGAAACACTTTATAAATATACTCCCATTGATTTTAGAGTAATAGTAATTGATCAGACAATTGATAAAAAGGCTTATGAGGAGTGTAAAGACAAAGTACATCTTTGGGTAAATTCTTACCGCAACCTTGGATTTTCTAAGGCTCATAATACTGGGGCTTTACTTGCACTTCGGGAAGAACCTAAATACATTGTTTTTTCTAACGATGATGTGGAATTTATGAACAAACGTTGGTGGGGTGGAATAATGGAAACTTTTGCGCTTGACCCTAAGATTATTGGAGTTAATCCTAACAGCCCCAGAATTGCGATGTGGGGATATGGTGTTAATGGGTATTTGGATGTGATTGATTATAAACCAGAGTTTAGTGAGGAAGATTATAATTTCCTTCTTACTGGAGATTTTGAAAGCGTTAAAGCTACCAAAAAAGCAAAGACCAACGAGGGTGAAGAAGTAAATATTCCTGCAAGCTTCCCAGGCAAACAGAGCGGTGTCATTGATGCGGTTGCTACCTGGTGTACTGTTTTTAAGACTGATGAGCTTTTAAAGCTTGGCCTGTGGGATGAGAGATACTACCCAGGAAGTGGTGAAGATTATGATATGATGGCTCGTGCATATTCAAGCGGTTATCCTGAAAGAAGTGATGTATATAGGCCAGATCAGCATTTAAGGGTTGTGGGGACCAATAAATCTTGGGCTTGGCATCATTGGACACGAAGCAAGGATTACTTCAATGAAAATCCAGAAGCCAGAGAAAAACTTATGAATGTAAGGCCAAACTTTTCTGATGCTGGCGTCCCATGGAGAAAACTATCAAATGGCAACTTTGACTGTTGGGGGCATTATGATAAAAATGGTGTAAAAACTCCGTTAATTAGGGAAAAAAAGATATTTGTTGACTCCCTATAAGTTTTTAATTATGTATCTCCCTTTACATTTCTTTTAGGCTTCTATATAAAAAATTTAATACTTTTATTAAATAGATATGGCTATATTTTATCTTGATTATGAAAATGGTTCTGATGCCAATGATGGCTCTACTTGGGCATTAGCGTGGAAAACAATAACCTCTGGAGCAACGGCAGCCAGAATAGCCCCTGGTGATGTCATCAGGATTGCCAAAAGTCCAGCACCCACCTCTATTGGTAGCGCTACTTGGACTAACTTGTCTAAGACGGTTACTCTGGCTTCAGCTCAAACTCAGACAGTGGAATTATGTGAAACAGCTTGGACTGCTTCTGCTAATGTTACTGCCACTGCTTCAACAACTCAGAAACAAGGTAGTTATGCCGCTTCTTTGGCTATTGCTACTGCTTTTACGACTGGAAAAGTCGCTTATAAAAGTTTTACCACCTTGGATTTATCCGCTTATCAGAAAATAAGTTTTTGGTTTAGAAATTCGGTTGCGGTTACTGCCAATTATTTGAAAGTCTGCCTTTGTTCTGATATGGCTGGTGATACTATTGTTGATACTTTCTTTATTCCAGCCGTTCCTTCTACCGCAAAATTTATACCGTTGACTTTAACCAAAGATGGTGGCGGAAATTTAGGGGCTTCTATTCAGTCAATTGCTGTTTATGCTGATGTTGACCCTGGAACCCTCACGCTTTTATTAGATGATTTTATTGCCTGCACAACGGATGGACTTAATTTACAAAGTTTAATTTCCAAAAACTCAGCAGAACAGGGAGGCACAGAAGGTTGGTATGGAATACAAAGTATCGTTGGGACAACGGTTTTGCTGGATGCTGATCCTAACTTGCAAGCCGAAATTGGCAGGGGTTACTCTGGCACAACCGAAACTGTGGCGACTTATAAAAGAGAAACGATTAAAACTGCTATGGCAAGCGGTAGTACAAATATAGTTCAAGGAGTTCAAGATAGTGGAATATCGGGAAGCAATATAGAATTTCAAGGCGGATACAATACTTCTACCACAGTTCAAGATGGGGAAACATTTTTTGATGGATTAAATGGAAATGGTTATGGTTTGTATTTAAATGCTAAAAATTACACTACTTTTAATTATTTGAATGTCTGTAGATATAACTACGGTGTTTACTATAGTGGTAGCAGTAACAACACCATTACTACTCTCTCCAATGCCAACAATAATTATAATTTTGGTGTTTACTATAATGGCAGCCATAACAACACCATTACTACTCTCTCCAATGCCAACAATAATTATAGTTATGGTGTTTACTATAGTAGCAGCTATAACAACACCATTACTACTCTCTCCACTTCTGGAAACACAACGGCA